CGAAAACTGCACTTACAAAGACATTTAATTTTAGTTCTTTCAAGTCTGGCTTGATGAGCATTCCTGGAATGGCTTTCTTGATGAATCCTACAACGCTCATCGGTGCTGGAATTGGTGCTGTTTCACGCTTAGGCGCACAGGCAGAAAGCACCGCTGTAGCGTTTAAAACTCTTGTGGGAGATGAAAGTAAAGCAGGTGAAATGCTTAAAGAAATAGGCGACTTTGCAAACCATTCTCCATTTGGTAAAATGGAACTCGTCGAGGGGGCGCAACAGATGCTTAACTTTGGTATTTCAACTGAAAAAGTTTTGCCGCTGATGAAGCAGTTAGGTGATATTTCAGGTGGTAATAAAGACAGGTTCGCATCTCTTTCACTTGTGATGGGTCAAGTATCTTCTACTGGTTACTTGATGGGGCAAGACTTACAGCAGTTCATCAACGCTGGATTTAATCCAGTTTATGAACTTTCAGAGATGACTGGTAAATCTGTTTCAGATCTTAAAGACATGATGTCTAAAGGACAAATCACTGCAGAAAATGTAGCGCAAGCAATTGCACATGCAACAGGCGAAGGTGGTAAGTTCCACAGCATGATGGAAGCCAAAAGTCAAACCCTGGAAGGAAAGCTTTCAACTCTTCAAGATACAGCAGTAACCAGTGCTGAGGAGCTTTCAAAAGGCATTAATAGCCCTATTGGTGAATTAGTTGATCAAATTACCGCTATTATTCCAACTATCACAAATGGATTACAAGTGGTATTCAGGGCGTTTGGTGCATGCATCAAGTTTGTTATGAAATTTAAAACTGAATTAGCAATACTGGGTGGTGTGGTACTCGCAATCTTTACCATGTGGAAAGTCTATAATGCAGCGTTAGCAGCTTATTTGGTTGTCTCAAAACTTTGCCAGGCTGCAACTGTTATTTGGACCACAGTCCAATGGGCGTTAAACGCAGCAATGACGGTAAACCCAATAGGAATAGTGATTACAGCTGTTGTGGCACTTGTAGCAGCTATTGGCTATGCCTGGGTAAAATTTGCAGGCTTTCGTGCCTTCTTGATCACAATGTGGGACACCATAAAGCAATTCGGAAATATCCTAAAAGACTTCTTGATTGATAGAATTACCGACTTGGTAAAAGGCTTAGGAAGTGTTGCGACATCACTTTATAAGTTGTTTAAAGGTGATTTCAAAGGAGCTGCGGATTCGTTCACTGATGGTATTAAACAAATAAGTGGTTATAATGCTTTTAAAAAAGCTTATATCTCAACTTATGATACAGCGACAAATATAGGTGCGAATTTCAATAAGAACCTAAAGAATGAGAGAGCAAAAGACAAAGCGAAAGCTGAAAGCAAGTCGGAGATTGCAGAACCTGAAATAAAAGGTTCTGCCAAAACAACAAGTAACGAAGTAGTTTTCGGTGAAGGTAAAAAAGGTAAAGGCAAAAAAGGAAAGAAAGGCAAACATGGTAAATCTGCAGAAGAAATAGCGACAGGAGGAAAGCGTTCAACAGCTATCACTATGAATATTTCTAAATTCTTTGATACCATCCATGTTCACATGTCAGATAAAGCAGACACGGCAGAACTTGAAAGAGTAGTTGTACAATGTATTAATCGTTCGCTAGCAATTGCGACATCAACAGATAGAGGCTAATGGAGTATAGAGAGATTTTAGATAAGGGTTTACCTCTAAAGGTGAATAACAAAGCTCATCGCTTTGTACTTGAAAACCTTGCACTTCGAATTATCGGGGGCAAAGTACCACCATACTGGCTTTTTCGTGAGATTGGAATTGCTAACGTCGATAGCGAAGACTACGATAGCATTAAAGCTTTAAGTGATGAAGAACTCGAGGATATGGTGCGAACTAATGCACTCGGTATTCCAATGACAATGCCACTTGAGCTTCGCATAGAAGAACCAGGCGCAAAGTCGTGGTTGCTACCATTCGAACCCATGATTAGTATAACAGGCAAAAACATCATCAAAAAGCGCAATGTGAACAAAGGCAGTGTTCGTGGAAGTATCAAAGAACGTTGGGCGCAGGATGATTATGAGATAACAATCGAAGGTGTTTTAATCTCTACAGATGGCAAATACCCCGAGCAAGATGTCTCAAAATTGCGAAAGCATTGCGAAGCTGCATCTGTATCTTGTCTTTCACCACTACTGGAGATTTTTGGAATAAACCACATCGTCATTGAAGAATGGGAATTACCATTTACCAGTGGAACAGAGAACCAAAACTATAGTATCAAAGCAGTTTCAGACAACGACTACAAGTTGCTTTTGGGACGTGAAGAATATAATGGATTGAGAAACAAATAACCTGTAATTATGTACACTTTAGACTTCGAAGTAAAAATAGGTGAATTCTATCTTGGAATGGTTGATAGTATAACCATCCATAAAAGTGTAGAGTTACTTGCAGACACTTGCGAGATAATTCTTCCTGCTGCTAGGCTTAATAAGGCTTTAGAGATAGAAGAGCAAATCAAACGAGGAGATGAAGTGAGCGTTAGTATAGGCTATAAAGAAGTTGGAATCAAAGAAGAGTTTAAAGGCTATTTGCAAAGAATTTCAACAGATGGTGGAAGCATTAAACTATTCTGCGAAGATGATTTGTTTCAGTTTAGAAAGGATTTGCCAAACGAAGAACTCAAGAAGATTTCACTTAGTGACTTGCTTTCAAAGGTTGTAAAAGGCATAGGCAAAAACTACAAAATAGATTGCAGCTATACATGGGTGTATGACAAATTCGTAATTCGAGATGCAACAGGCTATGATGTTTTAAAGAAGGTGCAAGAAGAATGTGGAGCAGACATCTATTTAAAAGATGGTGTTTTGCACATTCATCCACCAGGTGAAGTTATAGGCAAAGAGCGATTTTACGATTTTGCAGTGAACATCGAGGAAGCAGAACTATCTTTTAAACGAGCAGAAGATAAGAAGGTGAAAGTCGTTGTAAAAGCCATAATGCCTGATGGTAAAGTGAAAGAAATAGAAGTAGGCTCTACAGGTGGTGAAAAAGTCGAAGTGAAGTGCCACGCATCAGATACTGCAAGTATGAAAGCACGTGGCGAAGCAGAAGTGAAAAGACGCACTTTTGATGGTTACGATGGCAGCATCACTACGTGGTTAATTCCAGAGTGCAATCCTGGTGATACAGCAAGTATTCACGATGGCGATTACACCTATAAAGATGGTACTTATTTCGTGCGGTCGGTGACCACTGAATTTTCGGAGGGTGGAGGAAAACGCAAAGTTGAACTTGGATATAGATTAAGTTGATATGGACCAATACAAAGAACTCGCAACGCTAATTAAACAAGCCTCATCACATGGTGGTCGTGTTACAATTTTGCAAGGAATTGTGAAAGAAGTTAGCGGTGTAACATGCACTGTTGAGATAGGTAGTTTAACCGTTTCAGACGTTCGCCTTCGTGCTTCTGAAAAACAGGAAGAAACACAAATACTAATCACTCCTGCAATTGGTTCAGCTGTAATCCTTGCAAGTCTTTCTGGTGACATGACAAACCTTGTAGTAGTAGCTGTAGATGTAGCAGAAAGTATCACTATTAACGGTGGTAAACTTGGTGGATTAATAAATATTGAAGCCTTAACAGCAAAGCTTAATGAGCTAGTTCAAGTGTTTAATTCGCACACGCACACTGCACCAAACGGACCGACGACACCACCCACAACTACAGCGAATCAACTGCAAAGAAAAGACTATGAAGACGAAAAAATAAAACATTGATGAGAGCTATAAAATTAAAAAACTTCGAGATAGATGTACAGCCAAAGTTTGACAATGAAGGCAAAATACTTTCAGGCTTAAATCTTGGTGACACGCTTAGACAGAATCAAGCGTTAATCTTGGTGCTTCATCAGGGAGAGCTCAAAGAGCGTCCAGAGGTTGGTGTCGGAATCGAAGATATGCTTTTAGACAACGACATCCTATACTGGAGAAGTCGAATCAGAGAGCAATTAGAACTTGATAATCAGAATGTAGATAAGGTGAGAATAACTACAGGAGGAATAGAAATTAACGCAAGTTATTAAAAGAAAGAAAGGAGGAAATTATGCAAAAGAATACAAAAGAATGGATACAATACGGCAGTGCTTTAGGCATGCTTGCTAGTGGCGTTTGTCTGGTGTTTTTGTGCTTTTTCTTCAACAATTACGACTTGAAAGATTCTGTTTTGTGGTATGTAGGACAATGCCTCGTTTACGCTGGTTCAGTGTTCGGTATAAAGGCTTACATCAACTCAAAGTATGGCGACATCAAAACGTTTGTTGAAAAAGAGATAAAGAAAGAAGAACAAGAACAAGAACATGAGAAATATTAAATACATTGCTGTACACTGCACAGCTAGCAGTCAGCATGCTACCATTAAAGAACTCTTACTTGAGTTTAAAAGAAAAGGCTGGTCAAAGCCTGGTTACCATCATATCGTGGATATCCACGGAAAGGTCTTTAACACGCTTTCTGAAGAAGAAGTAAGCAATGGTGTAAAAGGATTTAATTCAAATCTTATAAACGTTGCTTATATCGGTGGCATTGACGCCAAAGGAAAGCCTGTAGATAACAGAACTGAAGAGCAAAAGAAGTCACTCTTATTGCTTTTAAAAGCATTAAAAAAGAAGTACCCAAATGCGATTATTCAGGGACACCGAGACTTTTCGCCAGACACAAATAAAAACGGCATTGTAGACCCATGGGAGCGCATTAAAGCGTGTCCTTGCTTCGATGCTAAAGTTGAATATAAAAACTTATAAAACATGAGACATTTAATCTACTTACTGCTCTTATTCCTCACTACAGGATGTTGCAGTTCAAAAAAGCTAGTAGCAGCAGAAACGCACACAACGGTTGTGCGAGATTCTATTGTGCTGCGTGATTCATTCGTTGTTAAAAACATTACTTCCTATTTCGATTCGATTGTCGTTCGAGATTCGGTTGTTCTAGTCTACAACGATGTAGGAAAATTGCTGTCGAAAGAGCGGTTTTTATTTCACGACAGGCAACGAAAAACGGATCTTAAAAATATAGAACAAAACGTTAGACAAGAGCGAACGCAAAAGCAGAAGCATATTATAGGAATAAAAAAGAAAGAAACAGTTACACACGACTTCACGCTTGCGAATTTTGCTCGAATAATAGCAATAATGATAGCTCTATTAGTGATAGCTTATGTAATATACAAATCAAGAAACTTATGGAAGTTCTTGCGAAGAATAGTCAAACCCTAGCAGATATAGCAATCCAAGAATATGGATGCCTGGAAGCAGTTGTAAAGCTTTCACTGGATAATGGTAAAAGCGTAAGCGAAATACCAACGCCTGGCGCAAAGCTACAACTTCACCAGCATATATATAATAAGGTGTTGCAAAAGTATTGCAAGGTACATTCTGTATCACCTGCAACTGCTTACGATTCACGTTTAAAAGCAAGACAGGGAGTCTTTAATAAAATCTTTAACTCATCATTTAAGTAATGGCACGATCTATATCTGAAATAAAGCGCACAATGACGGATGCCTTCATGCAAGATGAAGCAATTCGTGATGCTTACGATCTCTCATTAGACAAAACTCGTTTTGCTGATTGCTTTTCTGCAGTTAGTCTAGAAAACTTGCTTTTTTATATAGTAGCTGCGTGCCACTATGTACTAGAAAGCATCTTTGAAAAGTTCACGCAAGACGTCGAGCAGAAAATATCACGTGCAGTAGTTGCGAGCATTCCATGGTATTTTGATAAGGCAAAAGCATTTCAGTATGGCGACGCACTGGTCTTAAATCCTCGCACCTTTGGCTATGAATATGCGAAAGTTGACACTTTAAAGCAACTTGTAAAATATGTTGCTGTAAGAGATAGAGGTGCCTCGATTGAAATGCTAGTGTCTGCAGAGGAAGACGGAAAGCCGACACCGCTTTCAGATGACGTTTTAACAGCGTTTAAACACTATATAAATGCTATTAAAATAGCAGGTGTTGTAATTAACGTGAGAACAAGAAAGGCAGATGAACTATCTATTGCGGTGAAGGTAGTTGTAGACCCATTGAAGATAAACCGACAAGGCGTCGATATAGCCTCATCAGAGAAGGTAGTTGAACATGCAATTGAGAACTATCTTGCAGATATCGTATATGGAGGAACTTTCAACAAGACCAAACTCGTTGATGCGATACAGCGTGTAGATGGTGTTCTTGATGTTGTTCTTGGAACTTGCAAATACAAAGCAGGTGATGAATATAAAGAAATTGTAGGTAATAACTACACTGCAGTAGGTGGTAGCTTCGTTGCAGTTGGACTTGATAAAACTATTGAATATGTGGTATAACGTTGATTTTAACAGATGGATTGAGCAGCTCGTTCCACCCATCTTGCGCTCAAAGGTTCTTCTTGCTATTTTAAAAGCAATGATCATACCTATTATATATATACACGAGGAGTTCTTGAAAAAGAAAACCGATGTCGAAAGGAGGCTTGACACGACAGCTCAGCGAACCTCGATAGAAAGCTATCTTAATGGTTTGTTCTTCTTAAAGAATAGAGAGATACGAATTGAAGAGATAGACAATAGTAATAAGGTGTATGTGTATTTTGCAGACGAGAATCAGATTGCGCCATTTATCAATAACAAGTTCATTCTTTATGAATTAGGCGAAGTTCCAGACAAACCTAACTTTATAGTACATATACCTACGTTTTTATGTACATCATTAGAGATTGAAAAAGACAAATACAAAGGAGAATTTTTGACAAAAATAGTCAATGCCTTAAATGTTTATAAACCAGCTGGTAAAAGATACAGCATTAACTTATACGAAGTATGAAAGAGATTAATTTTCACGATGGCGGAATGCCAATTCATTTGGATGATCTTAAATTGCTCCAAAACTTTTCAAAAGATGTCGTGCTTCTTTTAATTAAGTCGCTTGTAGGCGATAAAGTCGAAGCCTTTGCAATGAATCTACCAAAAGTAAAACGAGCACCTGAAGGTGGCGTTATTGTTTCGCCTGGTGCAATGTATGTAGATGGCGACATCCTATCATGGAATGAAACACGAGTTGCAGATGTTATAGAAGGCATGCCTATCTATGCTTGTATCCGTGAAGTCACATCCGAGAATCGTCTTTTTGCAGACGGACAAGAACACCCTTGCAGAATAGAAAAAGAAGTTTATTTTTCTTCTTCAAAGGATGGTGTTGCGAAAGCTTACGATATTACAACTATTGCTGTATTTGCAGATTTGTTGGAGAAGAATGTGGAGCAAGGCGAATGGAAAGACATTGGAAGTGTTCGTATGTATAATGGGTATTCAGGTAAGGCTCGTGCAAGAACCGTGAATAAACGCACTCGCTTTCAGCTTTATTTGACGAGTGATGAGATATCATGGCGTGATCCTTATGAATCAGAACCCAAACCATTATATTTAGTTTGTAGGGTTTTCCCATGGTTGGGGAAAGCATTTTTAAAGGGGGTTGAAGTAAAATCAACTTTCTTGAATAAGGCTATTGGAACGCTTAAATGGGTTCCAGGTTTAGATACTCTGATTTTTGAACCTGTTTCAAATTCTGCAACTCCTCGTGATTGTCCAATTGTTTTAGATGTAACGCTATGATGAATATTTATGATTTACAACAGCGTGCAGAGGTTCTGCGCAAGCGACATATAGAGGGGTCAATTACACCTGAAGAAGTCGGAGGATTGATTGCCGACACACTCTCGCTTATATCATCAATAGAGCAAAATAGTTCTTCGTTAGCAGTGGTGAAAGTCTATTCTTCTGTTGCTGAAATGCAAGGAGATACATCACCAGTTGCAAACGATAAGCCTTTGCGCTTTGGGCAAATTGTCAGCGTGTACAACGAAGCAGATGCAAATGATGCTCACAATGGCGAAATATATGTTTTTGAGAATCCAGGCTGGAAGCTAATAGGTAATATCAATAAAGTTGCAATTGGTGTTGCGCAAGGACAGGCTTTTCCTGGTGTAAGAGGCAAAGAGCTCGAAGACAATCTAAATAATGAGATTTCAACACGTGAACAGGCAGTTCGAGCCGTTGGAAGAAAGATAGATGAAGAAAAGGTTTCTTTGCAAGCTGCCTTGAGAGAAAGTGAATCTACTCTTCAGGAGCAAATCGACGAAAACTATCGTCTTTTTGACCAAAAGCAAGAACAGCAAAAGGAGTTCTTTCAAAAGGCACTTTTAAAAAGAGAAGAGTTCAAAGCAAAGGTGCTCACACAAGAAGAATACAACACTCTTGTGCGTGAAAAGAAAGTCGAAGATGACAGGTGCTATCTTATACTGGAGGATGATCAATGATAAGATTAAATAATAAAGAAATTGGTTCAGTTGAAATCGGTCGAAAGGCTGTTTCTAAAGTTATGCAAGGCACACATCTTATCTGGCAAATGGTAAAGAGCTGCTTTGGCTCTGGCGTTTGGAAAAGCGAAAATAAATGGTTAAACAACGATACTTGGAAGTAGTATGGCAAAAGCAATAGACAATGAAATCAAAACCCTTACAACATCATGGGAGGGTTTTAAAGGCAGCCGAGTTGAAGAGTTCATAAAATATCAATTGAGCAAACTTGGTTCAGAGAAGTTTGGCTATCTCAATATTGAAAGCGGAGAAGGTGGTTTGCAAACAATGCGCTTTTTCGCAAATGAAGAAGCCTTTACGCAGTGGTTTGGAGATAGAACTTTGTATGCAGATAAAGTTCTAAAAGAGTTTAGTTTTTACTCTAATAAACCAGAAGAAAGCTATACACTTCGCACGGTTATCACACGTTATCCTGCAACGTCGATGGCGCAAGGCTCAAGAAATACCCTTGCACTATCTTACAATTGCTATTGGGGTGATAATCCTGCAGAAAGAGACACGGCAGATGGCGAAGCTACAGTAGAGATTAATGGTGTAGAGATAGCGCAGCTTACACAAGTTCTAAAGGCAAGTGGAACAGCGCAAGCAAATACTTATGAGTTTGATTTAAGCGACTACTTGAAAGAAGAAACCAATAAAGTAAAAGTTGTTGTAAGCAACTCACATGGCGCAAGAAAAGAATTCCTTTTTAACATCAAAACCTATAATATTGCTTTGTCATTCGATAACTCTTATGATGAAAGTGTTATTCAATCAGGCAAATGGTCTTTGCGTGTCAATTCACGAGGTGTGGAAGCACTTGTATATTGTCGTGTAGAAGACGGCAAAAGAGCAGATACATACACTAAGAGCATCAATAATTCAAGTGGTGAATTTATCATTGACGAATTAGAGAAGTATAGCCTTGGAGCTCATAATATCAGTATTTGGGCAGAAAATAAGCAACTAGGTCTTAGAACACAAACGCTCACAACAACTTATATTAAGGGTGTAAAAAATGGAAATGGGCAGGCTGCTCTTTCACTTGGTAAAGGATTCATTGGAAAGGTGAAGCAGTTTAGCGTTGTGAACATCCCTTATTTCTTCTACCTTCCAGACGACGATGCAGGAAGCAAAGCGAGAGTAAAAGTGCAGCTTAAGTTCAATGGTGAAACTTTGGACCTATTGGAGCAAGAAGTAACGCTAAAACTTGATAAATCATCAGGATTGCAAAGCGTGAATATTACACTTGATGATAACAGATATTTGCCTTTCGTCGATGTGGTTATTTCTGTAGGACAGCTTTCTGTAACTCGAAGAATTGAAGTCGAAACAATTGGTATTTCTATTGTTGCTGCAGATGAGTGCAAAGTGTATATACCAATGAGAGGACGAGCAAATAACGACCTTTCAGCGCAAAATATAACATCTATATATAAAGGCGTTCAGACTTCAAGATTAGTGAGAAGTGAGAACTTTATTCTAGATGAAAACAACGGCTTTTTGGACGGTCAAGGCTTAACAATAAAAGCAGGTAAAAGTGTAACACTTAAAGACTTTTTGCCTTTTGCAACAGACATCGGAGCAAATGGTAATAAGCAAGGTAGAACAATTGAACTTGAACTTGAAAGTGGTGTTTGTAGCAACGAAAGTGCAATTATTGCACAATGCTTCCATGCAGGTGTAGGCTTTAGAATTTATCCTGGTAGAATAGAATTTGGATGCGCAACAGATAGTGTTACAACTTACTTTCCAGAAGGCTCAAGGGTAAAAGTAAGCTTTGTAATAGATGGTACAACAACGCACACACGCAACAATCTTGGTGGTGGCAGCGTAACAGAAAAAGATGTGAACCTCGCTTATCTTTATATTAATGGTGTAATTGTTCGCATGTTCGACTACACCAGTGCAAGTTGGAAGCAAGGAGTAGCAAAAGAACTCACCATTGGAAGTGAGCAGGCAGACGTTAAGCTTTATTCTATTCGAATATACGACAAAGCACTTAACTTTAAGCAAGTGCTAGATAACTTCGCTTATGACACACCAGACATCGAAGATGTGTACGATGGTGGCAGTTTCGTGCGCTTTGGTAAAATATCAATAGCTCGCAGAAACGATATTTTGAATACGTCTGGAGACATCCATAACCCCGATGAGATTATCTCATTTGATAAGGTGAAAAAGGCACTTCCAGCTACTCCTATTGCGATTTGGAATATCGATGAGCTACCTTATAATAAGAACAATCCAAATGTAGCAATCAACGCTACAGAGTTCTTGAATCCAACCTGGAATAAATCTACAGATGGAAATGCCTGTGCACCATTTAAAGTTGGAGCGCACTTGTTCAATGCAGATGGTACTTCATCAAACGGCTATCCTTCGCCATACAAGAATTGGGCGGAGATTTTCGAAAATGGAGATGGCAGCGCAGTTGAAATTACGCTAGACCCCGAGCATTCAAGTGAAAAGAGTACTTCTTATTCAATCACACCAGGCATTGAGCAAGGAGAAAAAGAAGTTGTACATAAAGTTAACTTTGCTAGTTCAGAAGGTATCTTCAATATTTTAGCAATGAACCTCTTTCAAGAGATATTACTAAATTCTGCAAAGACCAATACAGACCTTTACACGGCTTTCCAGCGTGCGCAAGCAGAGAGTTCTAAGCCTGTGACCTTCAGAAAGAGCCTCAGCGGATTTCCAGAGATAGGCTTTCGCAAAACTAGCTCATCAGGTAGCAAATCACCTGTATTCTTGTCTATCTATAACTTGATAAATAACAAGTATAGCGCAAGTTTTATGGGCTTTCCTGCAAAGGATTACAAGAAAGCGCAAATATGGGAGGTAGACGAAAATGTGAACTTCTTTAATCGTGAGATAACAGATGCTTCTCTAGATGGTGGTAGCGTCGTGCAAAGCAATGCAACCAGTAGCAAATCGCCTATTTACTATGCTCGTGTGCCTAAAAAATCACCAGTGAATAAAAAGAATAAGCTTGGTGCTGTGAAGTCTGCAACAGACAATATCGCAGAAGCAAATAAAGAGATAGCGGTAATTAAAAGATTTCATAACTGGGTGGTTTCTTGCAATCCACATTTAGCGGAAAGATACAAGGTGCAACATGGAGAATATCGCACATTGGAAACTGCAGTTACATACAATGGTGTGCGTTATACGAAAGATACACCAGCCTATCGCAAAGCAAGATTTGTAAACACTCATCAAGACTATTTGAATAAGGTAGATGCGATCTTCTATTTCATCTTTAATCAATTCATCATTGGAATGGACTCATTCGATAAGAATATGAGTATTGCGTTCGACGATATAGAATTGAACACAGATGGAAGTGTACGAAAGGCGACTGCACGCCTGTTCGAGCGTGATACCGATTCGCAGAGTATGTTCAATAACTCTGGCGTTTTAGCCTTTAAGTATTGGGCTGAATGGAACGACGCATTCAATCCTTTAACAGGTGAAACAGAAGGCATTCAAGGAGAGGTATTTGATAATGACAATAACGCATGGCAGCCTAAACTAACATCAGGTTTCTCACCTGTCTTTAATGGACGTTTATCAGGCTTAATTGACTTGATTCACGAATGTTGGAGCGATGACATTGCAACGATGTATAAGGCGATGAGGGATGCAGGTTTGAACGCAACCTACATGTTTAAACGCTACCAAGACTATTGGAAGAAATGGTGTGAAAACCTTTACAACGCAGATGCAATGGGTTACGCAAATACGGGGCATTTCACCAAGGCTTATGGTGATAAACTAAAGCTAATGGAGTATTTCCTAACAAAGCGTTCACGCTATTTGGATAGCAAATACTGCTGTGGTTCAAGTGTCGTAAATAACTTGCGTTTGCGTTTGTACGAAACTGGAAAAGGCTTAGCAATAAAGCACTATTCACCTATGTATGCAAGTGTGCAGTGGGGTGCAAACAACTTCTCAACAGTGCGAAGCATAAAGGGAGAATATGGGCTTTTGCCTTTTGGTTTCACCAACCCTCAAGACGCTACTTTCGACATCGACGATGCCGACATGATCACGGACTTAAAGACCTATTCTACAAAGGCAAGTGGCGACGTCATCTATCATGGCTTAGAGGGTTTAGGTGATTTTAAATTTGACCAGAATATGACACTTTTAAAATCACTCGAGGAGCTAATTATGAACTACTCGGAGGAAAAGCCAAACACCAATGAGAGAGGTGTATCTTTCGACCTTTCAAAGTGCGGAATGCTTAAAAAAGTAATCGTTCGCAACGTGGTAAATCTTCGAAGCCTCATCAATCTTTCAAGCGGTGTTCTGCAAGAAGTTGACTTTTCAGGCACTCCAGTAAAAGGCGTTGTGATGTCAGAGAATAGTTCGCTTACAAAGTTGGTCCTACCAGAAAGCATTACCACGCTTAAGCTAAAAGGCTTAACGTCTCTCAAAGAAGATAACTTAAAGCTTGCAGGCATTTCAAACATCGACACTTACGAATTCGCAAATTGTCCTAAAATTAATGGATTGGAATTGCTTCAAAAGATATATAAGGCAGGCGCACCGCTTTCAAATGTAACCCTTGGAGGGGTTGATTTTACAACATCTGATGTAGCGTTTATCGCTAAACTTGCAGAAGTTGGAGCAAATGTCACAGGTAAAATCACCTTCACTTCAAATGTGAAGATAACCTATGAACAAAAGCGTGCGTTTGTGAAAGCCTGGGGAGACATCGACGATGAATCAAACAAGCTTTATATATCTTATGAGAAGTTTGCAGTGACAAACATCTATATCAGTGGTGAGCTTTACATTGCATCGCCTAAAGACGTTCAGCTTTACGCAGAAGTTCGACCAGAGAGAGGTAATAACATCAAGTCTTTGCGTTGGAGTATTTCTGAAAATAACTTTGCTACAATAGATGAAGATAAAGGTATTTTGAAAGTTAGACGTGTAGGCAATGAAAGCGATTTGCCAAAGCCTGAAGCACAGGTGAAAGTGACTGCTCATTTAACAGATGGAACAGTTTTGAATGCAACTGAAGTTGTAGGATTCTATGAGAGAGGATTAGCCCTTGGTGACTATGTATATAGCGATGGAAGTTTCTCAAATAAACTTCGAAAGGATTTAACCGTTGTAGGTATTTGCTATTACATCTCAGAAGACAAAAACGACAGAAGAATATTGTCTTTAGAGCAAATAAGAGACACCGCTGGTATAGATGGATTTAGAGCGCAATTTACGAATGTTCAGCTTACAGATAAACCAAGTTATCCTGTACACTTTGTGCCAGGTGTGAAGCAAATCAACTCAGAAGCTGAAGCTAGACGCTATGATGGGTTATCACTTTTAGCATCTGATACTTTAGATCATCGAGCAGGCGAAAAGTTACCTGTAGGAAAAATAGATACATTGCTTACAATAAAGCATCGTGATATAATATTGCAAGACAGTGGTGTCAATTTGCCTATACCAGTAGCAAATAGCGTTGGTAGCGAATATAATAACTTGCTTTCACTTATGAACATACATCGCCCTCGAAATATTGACGATACAGATAGTAGTATTGCGGCTTATTACTATCCAGCTTTCTCTCTTTGCTATGCTTTTGAGCCAGGCTTAAAGGGACATAACGAAAGCCTCAACGCAGCCTTTAGAGCGCATGAGTGGTATTTACCTGCAGTCGGTGAAGCTATCTATATCATAGAAGAGTACTTGAAGGCAGAAAGTGGAATATTTGCGCAAGCAATTAAAGATAGTATGTTCTCTTTGATGAGCTTCACGGTGAACTCAAATGGCGTAAAAAATACACCTGAACTTTGGACGTCTTCGCAACGTGCGAACTTTGGAAGAGTAAATGGCGTGCGTTCACTACGTGTAGAACAAAAATCACGAACAACAAAAGAGGCTGAATGCTTTGAAATAAATTATAATTATAGTAATAATTTCAGAATACAGGCACTCCCTGTATGTCAATTCTAATTAGTAAAAAAATAAATATGAAAATTACACAATCAACAAAACCTGTAAGAGTTTGGACTTCACGCCAATATGGCTTACTTGTAGTATCATTCTCGGCTTTCATCGAGGAAAAAGAAGGTATTTTTACTTGTGAGTTCTTGCAACTCGAGCCAGGCGAATGGGGTTGCGACAAAGTCCTAGAGAAGCTCATTCGTGAGAAGTATTCGCAATCAAAGGTTGAAGCATTGATTTGCAACTTCTTAAGCGAAGATGGTTTGAAAGAGCATGAAAGCGAGTGGAAGGAGTTCCAAGAGTATAGAAAGAAAGCTAAAAAGGAAGCAAAAGAAATCTTTGAGTATGGAAGTAAGGAGCTTCATTTAGCTGTTTAATTTGCCCTGGGGGAGGCAAAAAAAATCCCCCAACCTTGTAAATATCATCTCACCTACATTTACAAATAAAGCGCACAGCCCAGTGGTCGGGGGACGGATTCCTCTTCCTGGGTTGTGCGTTTTTATTATGAATAATAAATGTAAGTGAGAGGTGCAAAAGTACAAATAATAATCGAAAAACAAAAACATTATGCAATTAAAGAAAAATTATTTCCAAGCTCCATTACCATTTATGGGGCAAAAGCGCAAGTTTATAAAAGATGTAAAGGCTATATTATCACACTATAAAGATGATATAACTATTGTAGATTTATTTGGTGGTTCTGGCTTGCTTTCGCATACAGCGAAGCAAGAAAAACCACTTGCAAAAGTCGTATATAACGATTTTGATAATTACTGCAGACGTCTAAAAGCAATACCGCAAACAAATGAGTTACTTGCAAAAATTAGAGAATTTACAGAAGAACTTCCAAGAGATAAAATGATTGCGAAAGACATTAAAGAAGCTATATTAAAGGTGGTAAAAGCACATGAAGAGAAATATGGCTTTGTAGATTATATTACGCTATCTTCTTCGCTTTTATTCTCTATGAAATATGTAACGAACTTTGATGAGCTTACAAAGCAAACATTCTATAATGTTGTAAGGCAAAATGAATTTAACGCAGATGGTTATCTCGAAGGTGTAGAGGTAGTGTCAAAAGACTATAAGGAATTGTTCCAAGAGTATAAAGACACACCTAATGTGCTGTTTTTAGTCGATCCTCCGTATCTTTCAACTGAAGTAGGAACTTATACAATGACGTGGGGATTGAAGGAGTATCTCGACGTGCTTTCAATTCTTGTAAATCGTGACTATATTTACTTTACATCAAATAAATCTCAAATATTAGAGCTTTGCGAATGGATGGGTGAAAACAAAGAGAACTGCAATCCATTTGAACATGCTACACAGGTGAAGGTGAATACAACGCTAAACTATAATTCGAAGTACACAGATATAATGGTGTATAAAAAGCATTGATTTATACTGCATTCGAATAACGTTTAAACGTTGTTTGAACGCTGTTATATACCTTATTATATATAG